AGTGTCGTGTACTGGTTGATAAACGTTTTAACTGTCGTCATCATAGTTGGTACTACTGAATTCCAACCAGTCATGAAATTAGTCAGCCATTCAGCCCCCTGAAGAACCATAGAAGGACTAATCGAACTGAACTGTCCAAGGATTCCATTAGCTGCTGATAGAGCGGTTTGAATAAGCTGAGGCGTTGAATCAGCCATCCCTTGGTTACCTGCTTGTGACGCTTGTTGTGCTGATAACTGCATCTGGTTTGCGTCAGGCATCCCGTAGCTTTCAGTCACAATCATGTTACTAGAAAGTCCGACAGGTTCAGCATCTTGTACAGCCTTTGTCATCAAATCAGTCACTGCGTCCATAGCTTGCTGAATCTTAGGCTTTCCTTTGTCAATACCTACTGCAATCCCAGCCGGTACCCATTGCGCATCAGCCATCATCACACGTGATGGAGATTTGATTTTCAATTTATCTTTGAACCACTTGCTGACATTTCCTGCTACATCTGTAACAGATTTCTTAAGCGAGTCTACTGCCCCAGTTATTCCTTTTCCAATACCAGAAATGATATCTTTACCAATCTTACCCCATTTGATATCTCCAAATGCTTTAAATATTGCGCTAAAGACCTGCGGTAGCATTTTTATCAATGTTCCGATCGTATCTATGATCCCTTTGCCGATTGCTAGTAGAATTTTTACTCCGGCTGCGATAATTGTTGGTAGGTTTTGGATCAGAACAGCTGCAATTGTAATGATCAATTTGATCGCAGTTTCAATCAATTTCGGTAGAATGCTGATTACACCCTGGATCAACGCTCCCAGTATTTTTACGCCAGCTTCAATGATCTTAGGTAAGCTTTGAATCAGAGTAGTAACGATTGAAAGTATTAGTTTGTTCGCCGCTTCAACTAATTTCGGCAACAACATAACGATCCCGCTCACTAAAGCAAGTAAGATATTCATACCGGATTCAATGATTTTGGGTAAATAAGTAATGATCAAAGATAAAATCATTTCGACTACTGAAATCACTGCGTTGATTAAATTAGGCAGCATCTGAATGATACCTGTAATGATTGAGGTCAAAATGGAAATTCCAGATTCAATCAATTGAGGCAACACTGATAGTAGTGTCTCGATAATCGTCGTTGAAATAGTGAGTGCGATAGTTACAGCTGTTTGTGCTAACGGAACGATTGTCTGCAAGATTCCTTGAATGATTCCACTCAAGATACTGATTCCTACTTCAATCATTTTTGGTAGTATTGCAGTAAACGAAGTCACTAGATTCAAGACGACTTCTGATACTTTTTCTAGTAATTGAGGAACCGTGGTTCCCATACCCTCAGCAAGTTTAGAAATTAGATTGCTACCAGTAATGATTAGTCCTGGTATACCACCAATTAAAATAGCAATGATCTTCGGTAATATTGATTTGAAGATATTAATGAGAGGCTCGAAATTCCCGATAAACGCTTTGTCGATCGCCTCTTTGAGTTGAGCGAATTTTTCTTTTGCTCCATCAACAAAGTTGCGAATACCTTCTCCTAATCGATAAATCACTTCTAATTGGTTGTCACTAAATGAATCACCAAATAGATTCGTCAGACCTTCAAGGCTGGTAATATTTCCTGAAATAATGAACTTCAATCCTAAAAAAGCACGCCGAATTTGCTGAACGATTTCATAGAATTTTTCGAATCGTTGAATTGTTGCATCACTGAACATACTTGTATTGATAGCTTCAGAGAACGAATGGAAATCAGTATCTCCAGTCAGAACATCTTTAACGATCTTTATACCGTTTTTCAGTTTTTCAAGACTCTCATGAAGTGCGATAATCCGATTAATAATTGCATTCACTGTGTCTTGTGGCAGAAAATCAGATAGTGCTAATTTCAAATCTTCAAACTGTTTCCGATCACCGCCATGTAGAATTTGATCCAAACTTGATCGGATAATATTCGATGCAACCTGAACTCTTTCATTCGCATCTTTCTTGAACCGTTCAAATGTTTCATGGAGAATAGTCAGACGTTCTACGATCTTGTTAGTGGTTTCTTGAGGAAACAGTTCATTTAAAGTCTGTTTTAGTTCTTCAGTCTTTCTTCTATCGCCACCAACGAAGATTAAGTCAAAACTACTCTTGATGGCTTGAGCCGCCAGTTCAAACTTTTCACTAGCTTTCTCTTTAAATTCTTCGAAAGCTTTGTGTAGAGCTGTTAAGCGGTCAATAATAATGTTGACTGTTTGCTGCGGTAGTAATTGACTAAGATTCTGACGTAACTCTTCTGTTTTCTTGCGGTCACCGCCAACAAAAATAAGACGCAATGCTCCATGAATTGCATTTCCCGCAATGACAAATGTTTCTCCAAACTTCTTAACAAAGTTAATCAACGGAGCGACTAATTGCCGGAATCTCTCAGAACGTTTGTATAAATCGGTAATAGCAATTGCTAAACCTATTACTGCAGCTGCAACAATCGCAAACGGACTGATTTGTAATACTGTGATGAATCCCAAGAATATAGATTTCAGTTTACTGAATAGGTTGATCACTAGAATAAGCGATCCAAAGGATAATAAAGCTGTAACAAGACCTTTTACAATTGATATCAGTGGATTCGCAGATTTGCTAATTCCTTCTAGAGATTTTGCTATTGAATTCAGAACCCCTTGAACCTTTTCTGCTCCTATTGTGTTATCTCGAAATGCTTTAATTGATGCTGTTGCTGATCCCAATGCATCAACCGCAACTTTTTTAAAAGGTTCTAACCCTTTGACAATAGTTGTAGTGATAGCCGTTCTAAAGTTGGCCATTGAACCTGATAAAGTATCACCAGCAGTTTTGGCTAGTCCCGCCATCTTAGCAGTAGTTCCAGCAACGCCTGTCGTTCCTTCCTCAATACCTCTTCGAAGATCCTCAATGGCTTCGCCGGCTTGAAGGGTTCCATCGGAAACGGCTTCTTTCATATCTGTCACGGATTTTTGACTAGCATTCGCTAAAATTTGCCATGCTGGAATGCCGGCATCTACTAATCTATTAATATCATCAGCATAGACAACGCCAGCTGATTGCATGCCTGCGATTGCATCGGTTATTTGATCAATGGATTCTGCTCCATTTCCGACCCCATACGCTGCATCCGCTATCGCCTGAAAGACTTCCTTAACCTTCGTGCCTTCCATTCCGGCCGCAACCATTTTCTTTGCGCCCATGGCGACATCATTTAGAGCGATAGGAGTTCCTTCAATGGCAGCTGCTAGGTCGTCCATTACTTGCTTAGCAATACTTGCGCTTCCTGTTAATACAGTTAGTGATTTAGTGGCAGTATCAATAGTGTCAATACGATCAATTGCTCGCCCGATTGAATCACTCAGAACACTAAAAGCTTTAGAAACGATTGCAATTGAAGCTATTGATGATGCTAAGTCTTCGATGGATCCCTTAGCATCTTTAGATGGTTCGTTAACTCCAGACTTGATTTGGTTTTTTATGTTCGGGAAAATCGCCTTTGCTCTATCCAATACAGACTTGAACCCATTGGAAAGACTATTCTTAACAGAATTTGCCGTTCCTGAAGCATAATCAGAGATCGTCTTCACTCCATTTTTAAGCGAACTCCAAATATTTGATGCTATGTTCGGTAAATTCTTTACACCGTTAATAAATCCAGTCTTTATGTTTGATGCTACTTTTGTCGCTTTTGAAGGAAGTTGAGACAAGCCGGTTCCGATTTTCGTTACAGCGTTAGCTGTCGAGTTAACAACCGAATTGAATCCAGTGACGAAAACATCTTTCGTTCTATTTATCGCTTGTGTGGCTTTCGTTGGAATCTGCTGTATCTGAGAAATTGCTTGATTCTTAGCTTGAGCAAATCCAGAGCTGACAAAACCTGTGACAGATTTCATCGTGTTTTGGATTGTCTTCGGCATTGATTTCACTTTTTCAATCGGATTCTTGATTAACTCAAGCAATGAAGAACCGATAGATTTAAAGCCATTCTTTAAGTCGCCGA